GCGCTGTAGTCGGCCACCGCGTAAATCTTCCCGGGCCGGGGGACGAAGGCTGTCCGGATCAGCTGGGAGAGCGTGTCCGGCACGGATCCCCAGCAGAGCTTGACCATCTCGGTATCGTGCTTCTTCACGCACTCCCGGGCGAAGCCCAGGTCGTCCAGATGGTTCTGGGGCAGGTTCTGGGGCTGGATGATCCGCCCGGCCCAGCGCCCCGTCCGGTTGGCTCCGTAGTAAAACATCATCCCGCGCACCCTGCCGTCCAAGCACACAGCCGCCTCGATGGCGTTGTACTTTTTGGTCGATGTCTTGGACATGAGCTGTCGGAGCTCCAGCATCCGGGCCGCTTTGTCGCTGTCTACCCCCGCAGCCAGGAGATCGGACACAGTGGCCTTCCGCAGGTCGGTGATCTCCGTGTCTCCGTCTGTGTTCAGCTCGGCGTTGAGCCACTTCATCAACTGTTGCACACTCTTGGGATTCTGCAGGCCGCTGATCTCCCGGGCCTCCGCCTCCAACTGCTGTTGCTCCGCGTCCGCCATGGTCAAGGCACCTCTGACCAGATCCATGTCCACGCCCACACCGTAGGCGTTTGCCTCGGTGGTGATCTCCCAGATGCGCTGTTCCCGGGCAGGCATGGGCCAGCGAGACAACCGGCGCTCGATCTCGCGTTCCGTGGTGACGTCCTGACAGCAATAGGTCTTAAACAACTCCCATTTCTCCGGCTCGTCGTTGGGCATGATCCGATGTACCCCGGGCCGCGCCTTGGTGCCCTTCTGCGGCACACAGAATTTCCGGATCAGGGCTTGCCCGATGCCCAGCTTGCGTTTGTCCTGGGGGAGGCCCATGGCCTCTCCTGTGGCCGCCAGACCGGCGGTGTATCCGCAGTAAAGGCCATGCGCCATGGTGCATCTCCAGCGCGAGAGCGGGGTAGGACGGAGCCCGTGGTGGGCGAAAAGGACGTCCAGACACGCGCTTTCGAATGCCGCATTATATGCATGGAGCAGGGTCCCCGGATCCTGCATCAGCCACACAAACTCGTTCCACCGGGCCCGCTGGGTCTCGTACTCGTCCGAGTCGGGCCCCACTGTCAGATCGATGATCCTCACCGGGCCATCATCCGGCGCGAAGGCGATCAGGAGCACCCGGAACTCGGGCGACCGGCAGTACTTGTACAGGCCGGCTTTCGAGATGTCCACGTCGGAGTAGGTTTCAATGTCCACGGAGCAATGATGCTGTGTCAAGTGCTATCCCTCCCACACTCACGGAGAACCCGCGCCGCAAACTCCAGGCAGTCTATCAAGGCCAGGCGTTCATAGCCACCAGTGGCCGTGATTTCAACACTGTTTCCCTCTGTCGCCTTGATGGCGATGTCGTCCTCACTCTCCGAAGTAATCCGAATAAAAGCCGTCGCGTATTTCGGGTCGCGTATCTCGCTCTCATCGCTCCCACATTCTACGGTTACTTCGTACTGCCCGGCAACGTTGACAAGCCGGGTCCAGGTGCTGATCTCGTAACCGTCTACGATCCGAGTGCCCTTTCTGATTTCGTACAAGGTTCTGCCTCCTTTACACAGCTTCGATATCGTAGCGTTCCAGCGCCGCAATCATGACATCCTCGTCATCGCGGTCAAAGGCCGTCCTCTCGCTTATGTCCCAAAGGATCTTGCCGTTGGGGTCGGAGTACATGTGGCTGTAGTCGAGGAAGGCGCTCATTTTGGCCCCGGTGTCTACGTCCAGGAACCGAACGAGGATGACCGAATAGCCTTCCGTGTCGCAGATGAAGTTGACAAATTTGCCTTTGAGGCCTCCGTGCCACTCGATGTAGGCCAGCACGGCCTTGTACAGTTCCGGTTCCACACAGCTCTGCGGGCGTATCTTGATCTTGGCACTCATGATTCAGCCTCCTCCAGTATCGGCGCGGAAAAGTCTTTGCACGGGTCTGTGGTACGCTGGCTCGTGGACGTACCGTCCGCCAGCTTTTGGATGTTCCCGAGAACCGCGGACACGCCTCCGCCGGCGTTCGGGTAAGGTCGGAAGGTCAAAACGCACCGCGCGTACACACCGGAATATATTTCGCTGGTGTCCGTGATGGGCTTGAGATCGAGGCCGACGATTTTCGGCTTGACCGTTGTAGTTGCATCGAGGAACCAGCATCCCTTGTACACAGGATCGTCCCCGCGAAGGAAGTCTCCGTCTTTGAGCGGAATGCGCGTCTGTATCATTGAGGGCTTTGTGCGCCAGATACCCTCCGCCACACCCTGTTCTATTGCCGTGTCGATCCCGTCCAGGATCATGGCTACAGTCCGCCGGGAGGTTTTGGGAATGATCAGCTGGGCGCTGTACTTCAAGGCTCCGTGTCCGCTCTTGTGATTTGGGATGGGCTCCCACACGTTGACGTAAGCAAGGCGTACCTTTCCGGTGACAATTCTGGGTCTGTTCTCGTCAGGCATGGTGGTTCGCCTCCAAATGCACGTCGAGGCTGGCCGAATCCAGCCAGCACACTCCGGCGGGGAGATTGGGTTCTTCAACCGTGGGCAGATCCTGCCAGGCATACACGGTCTCTCCGGGGTAGCTTCCGGTTTCCTCGCACCAGACCATGCCCTCACTTGGCTGGCCGGTCATGGCCCAGCCGCGCATGTCCGGTTCTTCGGCCAGATCGGCGTAGTATCGAGTCTGAAGAACGGCGTATTTACAGCCGCGATAGCTGTGGATCACGATGCACAAGTACGTTCCGGGTTTCGTGGGATTTCCATCGGTGTCTGCGATTTTCCAGTTCATACTCTGCCTCCTTGTAGGCCGCCCCAGCTTAGCGCCGGGGCGGCACATGGTTCTTAAGGTTCTTAAGGTTCTTAAGGTTCTTAAGGTTCTTAAGGTTCTTAAGGTCGCTTAGCTCAGGGGATCGAAGGCCTGGCCGTAGGCAGTGTTTCCGATGTCACCCAGATCGTCGCCGAAGTCGTCGTCAACGCTGGCCCGGGCACCCGCCAGGGGCTCTCCGTCGCGGAGCTTCTGGACGTTGATGAGGGAGCATCCGATTCCCTGATTTCCGCCGGTGCTGTAGGGGAAGAAGTCCACACCAACCCGACCGTACATGCCGGAGTAGATCTCCGTGGGATCGATGATGGGGTTCCTGCCGCCGTCTACCACCACGGGCGGCTTGTCAGCCGGGGTACTCGCGGTAAACACCCAGCAACCTGCGCACTCCTTGCCAAACCTGGTGTAGCCGTCGCGGCGGAAACCGTCGCCGTCGTACACGACCGTCTGGAGCCTGTCCAGCGGCGTTCCTTCCTTGAAAATCTTTTTGGCCGCGCCGTACTGCTTGGCGGCCTCGATGGCGGCGTCGATGCGGGCCTTGGCCGCCGTGTCACTCTTGGGCATCAGGATGGTTACAGAGTACCTGGGGGCGTCGCCGGGCTTGGCGTTGGGGCCCAGGCTGGGCTTCATGATGCTTTCGTAGGAGAAGCGGGACAGTCCGGTGACAGCGTGACGGGGATTCATGTTAGCCATTTTCTTCTTCTTCCTCCTTAGTCATTTCATCCGCCAAAACCGCAAGCATGCTGAGTCCCGGCGGGATAATCTCGGGATGGTACAGATAGGTGTTCATGTTGCCAAGGGCCTCGATAATATCCTCTCTGAACTTCGAAAGTTCAGGATGGGCTTTCTCGAGCTCTATAATGGTTAGTCCCTCTGCGGCTAAAAGCTGTTTACGGGTAACCATGATCGTGTCGTCCATAAAATCCGATATTCCGGCGAACATGTCAGGCATGCTATTCCTCCTCTTCGAAGTCGTCCTCCACCGAGGGCCTTCCGGTGATCGCCGGACGCTTGTCCGTATCAGGCACCAGCGTAGGCTTTCCCGGGGGGATCGTGATAAACGGCTTCATGGTGTCCTCAAACGCCTTCTTGCCCATGATCTTCTCCAGGGCAGTCAAGGCGATGGGCTTCTTGTCGTAGAGCATGGCCTCCGGAACCCCGGCCTCCTGTGCTTTGGCGAAGGCCCCGGGCTGGTCTGTCCATGTCCGGGTGGCCCGGCTGGCCACGGCCTTGTATCCGGCGATGTCCCGGCCTTCCATGCAAGCCTTGAGGGCGTAGTCCTCGACCCGCTTGAGCCAGTCGGCCAAGTGTCTGCCCTGGGTCAGGGCCCGGCCCACCTCCTCGTCCGTCAGCTCTGGTGGGAGCCGTTCTCCGAAGTCCTGGACGGCCAGCGCCTCGGCTGCCCGCGTCCGGCAGGTGGCCCGGATGGCGCAGAAGCGGCACCAATCGCCCGCCGCGAAGTCACCCTCGCCTCTCACCGCCAGGGCTGCCGCCGGGGCCACAACCTCCCGGGCCCACTGGTGGAGCTGTCCGGCACTCATCGAGAAGGTGTCCGGCTCTGCTTTGATCCTCGGCTGGATGATGGTCATGTCCACCTGATCGATGTCGTAGATGCCCGCGTAGGCGATGGTCGCGCCAAGGCCGTAGAGCATCATCTGGGAATTATGGTCGGCGCTGACGGCGACCCCTTTCCCATATTTGAAGTCAATCACGTGGAGCCTGTCTCCGCAGACCATGATGCAGTCGGCTGTGCCATAGCCGTCGGGCACGTACTGGGAGTAGTCCAACTGCTGTTCCACCGCGACGTAGGGATTGATCGGGAAGGAGTGGTAGATGTCCCGGATCGCGTCCAGGTACACGTCGGTGTAGTACCGCATCTCGTCGTTCCAGCCGTCGAGTTGCGCCAGACCGGCCACCGCGCCATCATACTCTTCCTCCGTTTCGTCACCGATCAGGAAGTGGTGGAGCTTGTTCTCGGCCAGCGCATGGGCGATGGTGCCCTCGCGGGTGTAGGGGGTGTCCTTACTTCCCCCGGCATTGAGAAGCGCCGAGGGCGGACAGTTGATCCAGCGGTGAGAGCTTGACGGGCCCAGCAGCGCGTGGCTCATAGTGTGGCTCCCATCTCCTGCAGCCGCTTTGCGAAGTCCTGCAGGGCGTCGCCCTTGAGGTCACTGATCTTATCCGCGTTCCGGGCCGCAAGCAGGGCCAGCACGGCGCTCAATTTGCCTTCGTCACGCATCCGCGCCGCCGCCCTCTGCACCTCGCCCACGGTGAATTCACGGGGCTTGGGTTCTTCCGGTTTCTCCGGGGCCGTGGCCGCGCTGGGTTTCGCCTCCGCCGGTTTCTCCGCAGGTGCGGGCACCTGGGCGGGTTCAGGCTTGGGCGGCTCCTGGGCCGGTTTCTGGGCCTCTGGCGCGGCCTGCGGCTTTGGGGCGGTCTGTTCCGGGGCTGGAGCGGGTGCTTGCGCCTGCGCCTTCTTGGGCGGCTCCTGGGCCGGCTTCTGGGCTTTCTGCTCTACCAGCTTGTCTGCGACCCCGCGAACCATCGAGATATTCATGCGCTCCATCAGGTCGCAGAATCGATCCAGGGCTGGGATCTTAATGGTGAATGCCATTTCAGCCATGTGCTTATGCCTCCTCGTAAACGATGTTTTTACCGTCGAATTCGACGGTAAGGAAATTCCAGGGTTTTGCCCTTCTCAAGCGGGCAACATTCCTGCGCCAGCGGTTGATGCTGGCAGAATTGACCCCGTGCTCCCGGGCCGGGTGCTTGGTTTCTTTCGGTGTGCACCCGGGCTTCGCGTATCGGCACGCGGCCTCGTAGGTGTAAAAGGTGGATTGCTTACCGTTCGGCTCCCGTACCCGCCAGGTGGAGTAGCCGGGGATCGTGAGCTTGCCGGTGATCAGCAGGCCGAAGCCTTGTGGAAACCAGTAAGCGGTGAAGGAGATCCCGGCTTCAGCCTTGTCGCGGATGTACTTGTCGAATCCTTCCCGGGTCAATCCCCATCACCTCCATGGTAACGCCTGTGCCGTCGCTCGTAGTCTTGCCTTCGAGCCAGTCGGACGTAGTGTGTCCTGTCATAGTCCGCGACTGCCTCCTGGGCTCTCGCGATCTCTTCCAGGGGCGTGTCCGGAGGAGTCCGGAGCCCTTTGGGCACGTGGAAATCAGGGTCCACGTGGGCCGCCAGCGGCCCGTTGTCGTCTATGATCTTGACGCGCATGCTGTGTCACCTCCCGATCGTGAAGGCCAGTATCCACGCGGCCATATTGACCGCCGTCAGCAGGCCAAGGCCGACGTGGGCAAGCCTGCGCCACTTGCGCTCGGCTTCTCTGGCTCTTTGCTTGTACCACATGATTTCCTCCTTCTGCGCTCTCCGCTTGTCCAGGCTTTCCTCGTAAAGCTGGCGGTAGATGTCCGAGTATCGCATCATCTCCACGCTACCCGCCTCCTTACACGGCCTTCCGCTTGCTGGTGGCGGGCCTCTGCAGGCTCTCCCACTCGGTGCGGCTCATGGTCAGGATGGAGTACCCCAGGCTCTCCATGGCGGTGGAACGGTCGTAGCTGTCCACGTCCTGCGCGGCCCGGGTGACCGCGTTGGCCAGGCCGTAAAGGGTGAAGTCGCCGCCCCGGATCAGGTGATCCAGCACTCCGGTTCCCTCCGCCTTGCTCAGCCCGTAGTCCGCGCTGGCCAGTTCCACCATGGTGGGGATGTCCGGGGCCGTGATCTTCGCGCTCTGTGCGCCCCGCATCATTTCCACCACCTTCTCGAACCGGCTCTCCTCAACCGCCGCCTTGACCGTGTCCTGTACCTTGAGCATGAGGGCCCTGTCGTCAGCTTCCAGGGTGGCGTTGCTGTAGAGGGTGTAGTCCTCGGCGGCTTCGTTTCCCCGCCCGATGTGGTAGCGCCGTGTGGCCGCGTCGTTGACCACCATACCGTTGGAGCAGACCAGCCGGTAGATCAGGGGCTGTACCGTCATGCTTCCCATGCCTACCTCGCTGTTGGTGATCAGGATGCCGCTCTGCACGATGTCCCCCGGGGCCACCTCGTTCTGGAGCCTGGGGTTTACCACCTTGATGTACATCCGCTCGTCCGTGATCTCACAGCTTTCCACCCTGGCGTCCTTGATGTCGAAGATGATCGGGAGCACCGCCTCAGCGATTTCAAAATTGTCGATCCGGCGGTACTTATCCGAAAGGAATGCCCGGGCTGTGCCGTCGAGGGTTCTCACCATCCGGGTCTGCGGGGTGCGCCGGAACCAGCTGTTCACGTTCTCGGCCAGAAGCTCCGGGTTTTCCCCGCGCATCTTGTCGTAGTACCGGGCGGGGATGCCGAGGGTGTTCCCGATCTGGCGGTGGGCGATGTCGTTCATCCGGAGAATGGTGCCCTGCCGGCGCTCCGGGTTGTGCATGGTCAGGAGGATGTTTTCCGGCGTCACGTCCATCAGCAGGTTCCGGGTGTCGATCAGGTAGTCGTGTTTCGCTTCCCTCTGCCGAGTGAGCTCCTGGGCCAGATCCATCAGGGTTCTTCCGTCTTTCATTGTGGTAGCCTCCTTGCTTTTCTTTTGCTTGTCAGTCTTTTCCTAAGAGCCATTCGGGGGTGACTCCGTACTCCGCGGCGATGGTTTCGAGCAGTCCCTTGTAGCAGGGTTGGCGCCCGGATTCCCATCGCCTGATGGTCGCTGGTGCAATGCCTGTGTCCGCCTCGACGTCCAGTAGGGTCAGGCCCTTGGCCATCCGGGCTTCCGCAAACCGGTTTCCCGCGTGGCGGCGGAGGAATTCGGCACGCGGACTGTGGAAGCTGATGTCGTTTTCGCGGGACTTCCGGCTCACGCTGTTATGCGATCTGCCCAGCAGAGCCGCCGCTTCCTTCGCGGGCATTCCGGCGTCGGCGTACCGCCGCATCTGTTCCACTTCTTCGGGTGTGTAGCGCCTTTCAGGCACACGATTTGCCATCCTAAGCCTCCTTCCGCGGGGCCCCGTCGAACACCAGCCAGTTCCGCGTGACCGGGCCGATGGAGACGTGATCGAGGGCGTAGGCCAGCAGTTCGTGGATCACTTGGCCCGGTGTCACATCAAGCTGATCCGCAAGCCCGATCACCCTTTCTGCATCCGGGCCGTGAAGCCGGTATGCATACGAACGGATTTCTTCCTTAGTTGCCATGGGTTTAACCCTCCTTTCTTTCCGTGTCCAAAACCTCAATGCCCAGCAGGTCGCTGATACTGCAGCCGTACACTTGGGCGATGGACTGCCAAAGCACCCTCTGGCTGGGCCGCTGTTCGCCGAGTTCGTACTTCTGGAGTGCGCGATAGGACAGCCCGATCTTCGAGGCGGCCTGCTCTCGGCTCAACCCGGCCTTTCGCCGGGCCTCGTAGAAGGGGTTGCCGACGAGGTGATCCCGAACGCCCAACTCCCTGCCGCGGAGGCGAAGGTCAAGCCAGAACGCCATCTGTCTGATGCTGGACGGGCTTTTGCCCATCTGCGCCGCGATCTCCCGGGCTGTGAGCCCCTTTGACGCCAAGTGTCGGAGCGTCACTTTCTGGTCACGCGTCCAAACCGGTTTCCCCATCGTCCTCGTCCTCCTCGGTGAGCACCGCCACCACGGCGGTGATGATCAGCCCGACCTGGATCAGCAGGCCTCCGCACATGATCGCCAATGCCGTCATACCAGCCATTCCCGTTCTCCTTTCTTCCGGAGCCGGGCCAGTGTGTTGGCCCTCCGGCTGTCCCCGATGTACTCCGCGATGCTTCTCACGTCCACCTGGGTGCCCCCGCAGACCAGCTTCAGCCTGCCGTCCACGATCATGTTGTGGATCGTGTTGGGGTGCTTGCCCAGGATGCGGCCCGCCTTCGCCTGGCTGACCGTCTCGCCGTACCGGGCGAGCATGTCGTCGAGTCTCGTCATGGGTTTCTTCCTCCATATCCCTTCTGCTCGAACTCGAGCCTTGTTGATTCAAAGAACGCATTTACCCGTGGTAGGGGTCTGTATTCTTTGTCACCGTACCGCCGATAGGCTTCAATCCGCCTGGCCCCATAATACAGGATCGTAATAGCGGCATTGAAAACCTCATCACTTGTACTCAAGAAAAGAGCACGGTCTTTAGCTGGATGGCGGTCAATCACGAGCATGTATTCCTTCATGAATCCGGCCTCCTCGCCCGTTCAGGCTTCTTCGTCTTCCAGCAGGGCATTCACAACTTCGGATACGTCGCGGCCCAATACCCGAGCGATCATGGGTATGCGCGTTGCTCGAGGCGCGAATCGCCCCGATTCCCAGCCGCATATTTGCGATTGGTTCACGCCCAGCAGGTCAGCCATTTGCTTTTGGGTAAAACCCGCGGCCAGGCGCAGGGCTTTGAATTTTCCGCTCATCTCAATTCCACCACCTAATATTAGAGTCTTTTCACGGGGCCAATGATACCAAATATTTAATATTATTGCAATTTCAAAATATTTGAATTTGTCTTACAAAAGTGTTGCATTAAATTAGAATATTTGATATAATGTGTTTAGCAAATAATTAGCGGAGGGATGATCGTGAACAGGATTAAAGAATTAAGAAAAAGCCACGGCCTAAAACAAAGTGAACTTGCGGCTTTACTGCACGTCTCCCAGGGAACTGTGTCAGGATATGAGAACGGAAGATATGAACCAGATGCGGCTACGCTCGCGTTGCTATCTGAAATATTTGGTGTGTCCGTTGGTGCAATAATAGGTTTGGAGACCCCGGCGCGAACGGAGGCAGCGGATGACATAATGATCTTACGAGAAAAAATACGCCGCGACCCAGAGCGTCGCGTACTGCTTGATATGGCTGGAAATGGGGACATAAACGACATTCGTCAGATACTTGCCGTGGTGGAGGCTCTCCAGAAAACAAGGAGGTAATTTCTCAATGCCAGGTGATTATGTGGTACGTCTTGTCGACCTCCCAAGCCGGGTAGGCGGGTTGGTGGCAATGGATGAGGAAGGCTTTTACAACATATATCTGAATTCTCGCTTAACCAGGGAGCGACAGCGCAAGGCCCTCCGGCACGAACTAAAGCATATCGCGGATGACGATATGTATAATGAAAGGCCGATTGAAATTGTTGAGCGCCAGCATTAGGCCAAAAAGACCGCTACCCCTCCATGCAGGAAGGGTAGCGGCCCGGAAGAAACCCCCGTGAAAAAGACCTCGCTCGACAGTCTTTTTGAAAGGGACAATCTGATTATACAAAGAAGGGAGGGTATATTGCAAGCTAAAATGGGCATGAAAAAACAAAAATCAGGCTTGTACCGGACAAAGATCAAGATTGGGATGTTGCCAGACGGGAAGCCCCTGTTCAAATGGATCAGCGGGCGCACCAGGGCAGAGCTTGAAGCGGAGCGCCGCCGGGTGACAGCCAAGTACATCACAGGTGAGGCATCGGAACAGGATCAGCTTTTCGGCACCTACGCGCTCCAATGGCTGAATGTCAGGAAGGCTCCGCATTTGTCTCCGGCGACGTTGGCCGGGTATAAGTCCATCCTGCGGCGGTACCTGTTGCCGGAGTTTGGAGAGCGCAATTTGCGGGCCATCAAGCCCATGGAGATCCAGGCCTTCGTCAACGGGCTGGCCGGGCGGAGCGACACACAGATCCACACCTGCATCGCGGCCCTGCATGGGGTGTTTGCCTCCGCCGTGCAGGATCAGATTCTTACCCTTGATCCAACTCGGGGACTGGTAAAGGCCAAGGCCACCGCTCCGAAGACCAAGCGGGCCCTCACGCCAGCTGAACGCACACGGCTGACGGCCACAGTAACCGAGCACCCTGACGGGCTGTTCGCGGCGATCCTGTACTGGCTGGGCGTCCGCTCCGGCGAGGCCAGAGGATTGCAGTGGGCCGACGTGGACTGGGCCCATGCCCGGGTACGCATCGAACGGGATGTGGATCAGGCCACAGGTGACAAGGTGGGGGAGCTCAAAACCCCGGCCAGCGCCAGAACATTGCCGGTTCCCGCGCCGCTCATGGACATGTTGAGGGCCCGTCGCGGCCTGCCTGGTGCGTACATTCTGCCGGGCAAAAACCCAGGCACTCCCATGACGGACAGCATGGCCACCCGGCGCTGGGTCCGGATCAGGGAGGCCGCCGGTCTGCCGGACGAGATCACCCCGCACTGGCTCCGCCACAACTACGCCACCATGTGCAGAGACGCGGGGCTTCGAGCAGAGGACACGATGTACCTGATGGGGCACTCCTCCTACCAGACCACCCTGTCCATCTACACCCACGTCACGGAGCGCAGGCTGGACGACCTGGCCGGGGCAGCGGTTGCAATTTTTGAAAGTTGCACTGAAGTTGCACAAACCTCTGAAAACGCGCCGCGAGAGTGAGGAAAAACCTTTGTGCGGTAAAGACTTTTTGAAATGGGGCAGGAAATAAGTCCTTTGCTCATTGGGCTTAAATATTTGTGGTGGATTGTGGGAAAATGTTCGGTGTCACAAAGCATTTTTACCGCAATCCACCACAAAACACCACAGAAAAAGGTTGCACAAAAGTTGCACAAGCCAATTCGGGGCATGAAAAAAGAGACCCGGCGGTTTGCCCGGGCTCTTTTCACATTATTCCGCGGGTTCCGTGGGCTCGCCCTCTTCTTCCTCGTCTTCGGTGCCGTCGTCGATATAATAGTCCTCGTCGACGCTGAAGGTAAGGTTGAGGTTCTCGGCCACGGCGGCCTCAATCTCGTCGGTGTCCACCAGGAAGCCCTTGTCCGCCAGTTTGCTCTGGACGTACTTGAGCTTCTCGGGGCCGTGCCCGGCGCCGAAGATCTGCTCGGCGGCGAACACCAGCACCTTGACCAGAGCACGTAGGTTGTCCTGCTGGGTCGCGGTGGTGCGGGCCTTGATCCAGGGGATCAGGCGGTAAGTGATCAGCGCCGCCAGAAGGGCGATGATCGCCTGCAGGATGGGGGTCAGATTGATACTGTTCATGACCAAAACCTCCTCATAGAAAATCGTTCTTGTTTTGCCGGTCACGGTAGAGCTTCAGGATGTACTCGTACTCCGCGTCAAAGACGCCATTTTTGTCGTCTGTCTTTTTCAGCAGGGCCTTGTACTTCCCGTTGAGCGTAATGATGTGTTGAAACTCGTCTTTTGTGTGTTTCCGGCCGTTTCGACAGGCGTTGGCGAAGTCAAGCACTTCCCATCTGATCCGGTCTTTTTCGTTCTCATCCACTGTCTGTTGGATGGACTTGATGTCCTTACGGACACCACCCAAAAACAGATTCCCGAGCCATGTCAGCGGACTCAACTTAATGCCTGGCGTCAGCTGGATGAAAGCGGCCAGCACGAACGCACAAAAGCTCCAATGGCTCAACGCCCACTCCATCACGTCCCCCATCGGCTTACACCACCTTTGAGTACTTGCCGGACACCCAGCCGTTGCGGTTTTTGTAGTCCACCAGGTGCCACCCGTTGATAGACTGCCCGCCGTAGGCCAGCTGGGTGCCTGCGGTGACTGCCCCCAGCTTGATGGCCTTAGTGTTCGGCGCGGTCCGCACCCAGCAGGAGCCGCCCTGGATCAATACGACCTTCCGCCCGGTGGCGGGCTTCTCCGGCTCCGGCGCGCCGGGGGCGGAGTATTTGCCATAGGAGATACAGACCTCAGTGTGGCCCTTGACGGCGGTCACCAGTATATCCCCGGGGCGGAGATAGTCAGACGAACGGGTGTACTTCGCCCCGGTCAGCTCCTCAAACTGCCCGGTAGCCATCAACGCCGCCGCTTCTGTGCTGGTGTCAAAATTGCGTACATCAATTCCGGCGGCGGCACAGCAGACCCGCACCAGAGCGGAGCAATCGGTTTCACAAGGCACGGCAACCTTCGACACGTCAAAGCCTACCTTCTGCGCCTCGTTGTAGAGTGTGAGCCTTTGCCATTGGTCATAGCCGATTTTCGGATTGTCGCAGGCCGCTTTCGCCGTCTGCGCTATCACAAGGCCCTTTTCAGGGTCAAGCGGGCGGAATACCCGCCAGCCCTTTGTGTGGATGTAGTAGGGCCGCACGGAGAGCTCGTTGCCCGTCTGGTCGCCAGCTACGCCGCCGTGGGCCTGTCCGCGCTCGTCACCGTGGGCGGATGCCAGATAGACGGCCATCTACTCCACCTCCGTCTCCACAGGCTCCACTTCCGGCTCCGGCACGGGTGTCATGTCGGGCATTGCGCCCCAGCTTTTGCGGGCTATCTGTACGCCCTTCGCATCGGTGATAGTCACGCACCACATAACGCGATTCGGGTTATTCGCCACCGTCAGGGCCTTCACTTCATCAGCATATTCGGCCTGTGCCACGACCAAAGCCGTGTCGCTGTCGCCGTTGGGGTTGCCATCGGGGACGGGATAGGTGCGGCTGTCAACGGTGATGGGGAAGTTCGGGAGGGTGGAGAGAACGCCCTCCGGGTGGGTGTCGCTGGTGATGACCTGAGTAGCAGAAACCGTGTAAATGTTACGAAGCATAATGAAACCACCTTTCTATTTTTAATTCATGTCTGGGCCTACTATAAGTGCGGTATCGCCGTAGGCCAAATTTCGTGTCAGGAATATATTTCGTCCGGTATCATAGAATCCAATGACATTATCTGATTTTCGATAACACGGCAGGATTTTTGCGCCATTATACTCCACCTCAAAAATCATCGCATTTAGCTTACGTAGAGTCGCTTCGGTGAAGTAGAAATTCAACAACGCAAGGTTATTTGTCGTAAAACTCCTGAATGCCGCAACCTGTGTGCCATCCAAATATGCGCCCGTTGGGTTAAATTCGGTTGTCAGAGTTGCGCCATAGGCAGAAGATTGTACTGATTCACCGAATGCGTTGTAATACACCTTTATATTTTGCCTCGCATTTGTACCAACTTGCACACCGAAATATCTGGAAGTATCACTTACGCCGCCAAATACCCAACAAAAACTACCACTTTGTGCGATAACGTTAAATTTAACTTTCAGCATATCAGTATTAGAATTAAATGCAATCCCGGTATCGAATCCAGCGTAGCCGTTAACTCCGATATACTCCACCCCTCTATACGCCCCCGGCAGTCCACCCGTCTGCATCCCCATCAGTTCACGCCGTCTCTGCATCACGTCCACGATGCCGCCACCCCCAGATACTTTGTGCCTATCCTCAGTAGGTTAATCTCGTACACGGTATTCGCCGCAAGGTTGCTTGTGTCAAAGCCATCAGACCACTCAACCGTAGTGCCTGTCGGATTGCTGATATTCAGGGCCGTGGGGGTACTACCGCTCTCAAAAATAACGTCAAAGCATCCGCTTGCGGGCGGCGTTATGTCCAGCGTACTCACTTCGCCGCACACATACTGTACGCCAGCCAATGCCGTGATTGTGGGGGTGGTGCCAGTGACCGTAACTGAGCCGTTCAGCATTTCGGAGATTTTCGATTTCGCCGATTCCGTGTACGTCCCCACCGCGTTGCTGCTTGCGGATTGCGTGGTGTCTCCTGCGGCTTTGGCAAGGCCGTAGAAGGCGGCAACATGTTGGCGAGTTGTTCCGATAGGCTTTACCGCGTAACTTGCCGACTTTATGTCGCTTTCACTTGCTGGCGCTAATTGCAAAAATCCCGTAGATGAATTGATTTGTAATCCATAGGCAGTATTTGTTGATACATTGACTACACCTTTAGTATTTGCACCAATCGGCACATTCGCCACGCCGTCCGTGACCACGCTAACTCCGTTTACCTGCACGTCCTGCACCGGGCTTTCAGGCGTGTTCTGCTCGACAAACAGCTTGGTATCTGCCCGGTAGGTTACGGAAGTGCCCCCCGTGTCGGCCCAGATGTTGTTCGTGCCGAGAAGCGTGGTGAGTTCCTGCGGGGTGAGTTGGTAGGTCAGGGGGGCGGAGAGATAATACACAACCTGTGCACCGATTGTTGGGGCTGTTCCTTCGGCGAAGACATCTCTGTCAGATATCCATTTGCCGAGAAGCGTCTCTCCGTTGTAGCTGGCAATGTTCGCCCTATCCACCGTCAGCACCCCGCCCGTCACATCCAGCGTACCGCCGTAAACGGTTCCGGCTTCGGAGGGGAAAGTGATGTCATAGGTGTCGCCTTGATAGGGTTCAAAGTCAGAAGCGGTCAAAACGCCTTCAAAAATACCAGATTCATCATAATAAATTCGGGTTGTGCCACCTTGTCTTGCCATACCGACCCATTTTAACGTTTTACCGGAAACGCTTGTAGCAACAATAACTTCTTTTGTATTTACAGTTGCTAAATTAATTGCTGAATAACTGCCATCGGAATAAACAAATTGTAAATTACTTCGGGCAATAGTGGGATTAATTACAGAAAAGATAACTGTATATTGGGTTAATGGCTTAAATTTCCCAGTTACTACAGGATAAAGCCCGCCAGTTGCTGTGTAACCATATGAAACCGTTTTATTATCGGTATCTATGATTGCCCTTGCCAAATTAGCTTTTATATTGTTCGCTAAAGTTATTCCACCAATTAGGTTCTTCCCCGTCTTGTACACATTCGCCCCTGCCCACCCGGTGATAGGACGCACGTTATCAGGCGAAGGGTCGCCGCTCCCAGACTGCACAGGCTCCACATTGACGGTCAACTGCTTGACGGGCAGACCGTCCGCACCATCGGTAAAGCTGGCAATATCGCCCGATGCGCTGTTGATAATGATGGGAGCTTTATTATCAAGTGCCGGGGCAAGCAGTTCTTCGGCTTGCTGTGCGATTTCGGCCTTATCGGCGGCGGTTAGGATATAGTCTTCGCCGTCTTTGCCTTTGTCACCACGGGGTATCGTCAGATTGAGGACAGGGTTTTCAGGCGTCCCGGTCATGGTAGCAGACGCATCAGAGCCAGCCGCCCCCGTAGTGACTGTGCCGATGGAGATGTCCGGGGTTTTGCCGGTATCGCCTTTCCCGCCCTGCTGTCCCTCCGGAATGCCAAACGCCAGATTGACCGCACCCGTCTCCGGGTCAACCGTCTTTTCTACCGTTGCGGCAGAGCCGGGAGTGAGGGTTGAAGCAGTCGCGCTGATTTCCGGCGTGTCTCCTTTATCACCTTTCTCGCCGTTGAGGATTTCCGCCGCAGTCACGCCGTCATAGTCGGTAATCGTGATTGTGGCCCCGGTTTCGGTTTGTGTCACTGTTGCCCGTGGAGATACGGCATTGACAATCAGCGCATCAGAGACAAGGGTTAAATCAACCTCGCTACCTTCGCCCACAACCTCCAAATCAGCGTTGTTTTTGATGATCTCATCCGCCATACGCAATCACCTCGTTCAGCAGTACTTTGTTCACGTCGATCTTTTCCACGTCCGTGCCCCAGGCGTCGCCGGTCGACGTGATCCAGCGCACCTGTATTTCTGCCCGACCGTCCTTAAAGCGGAGCGTGTCCTCCTGTTCCAGGCGCACTGTCAGCAGTGTGCCCACGCTCTCGTCGTAGGCCACGAAAACCTGGCCACCGGACTTGGTGAGCATCCTGGACTGCTGTTTCAAGGTGACGAAAACTGTGCTCCCGGTCAGGTCGCAGTCCTTAACCAGCAGGGCCAGGACTGGCGTGGTACCTCGTCTCATATCCGGTCAATCTCCCTTCCGTTTAAACTCCATTGGTGTTGTATCCAAAGTAAATAGCCATGTACTGGAAGCCAAACGTATAAACTCCGTTGGCTTTGACGTGGAAGCCCGTTGTCGATCTGTTCGTGATCCGGAATGCAGTGGGTGTGCCGGAGTCCTGCATGACGAAAACGAGCGGAACACCGCTCATCTCGTGTCCGCCTGTCGACGCAAACACAACGTCAAGCTCCGTATTGGATGTGGTTGTACTGGGCACTGTCCCGACACACACGTCTATACCCAAGGCCCGCAGGAGTTTCGCCGTTGCGATACTCGACCAGAAGGCGGAGTTTATGACCTCCGGAGGAGCGGCGCCAAGGCTGGCCGTTGCGGCGGTGATTTTCCCCGTAGCGGTTATGTCCGTGCCGTACAGCTTGCCGTCTTTATCGGCTATCTTTTTACTAGCGTTGGTGGTGAAGTCGTAGCCGTAAAGGGATGAGCCAAAGTAAAAGTCTGTCTTGGCCTGCATCCAGGTGTTTGAACTAATGATTTCGCTGTCTATCCGTTTCGTGGACGGGTTGAAAATTGTATACGATTCACCATTAGCTTCATCGTAGTACTGCAATTGGCCGCCGAAGAATAGGTTGCCCTTCGACCATATCCATCCGGAACCCGTAAGGTTGACACCAGTCATGTCACCGGACGCGTTGACGGCCCCGTCCACGGTCAAGGGCCAGGCGGATTTGAGCGTGTTGGCGTCACTGTTGTACTTCCCGATTCCTACCGCATCGCCGCCCTTGTGAATGAAAAGCGCGTAAGCGAGGGAAGGGGGAATGCTGACGGCCACGCTTATACCGGCGTTGAAATAGTCCGACAACGTGAACACGGCATAATACTGGTTCTGGGCGTGGAGGTTGCCCCCGCCGATGGTCACAGCCGTGCCAGACGTGAGGCTGGTGGCCCCGACAATGGAGCCGCTCTCGCCCTGCCGGTACCCCACGGTACAGGAGCAGGTGTTCTTGCCGTTGACGCTGGAGTATGTCCAGACGGCCTTCGCCCGGGCGTAAGTACCACTGTTATTTGCCGTGCCCGCGCTGTCGCACCGCCAAGCCTCGGTGGACGTGAAGGACGGCTTGGAATAGGCATACACGGTGATGCTCACGGTGGACGAAGCTGTCCGGCCTCTGCTGTCCGTCACTGTGGCCGTAAAAGTGACCGTTCCGGTCTGGGTCAGGTAGCCAGTGGTGAATGGATTGCTGTTGCCCGAATAGTTCCCGCCGGATATGACATAGCTGGTGATGGTACTGCCGTACACCCCGGCGGCGGTGACAGTAAGCTTTGCCTTGCTCTTGCCCTGCACATATACGCCCCAGGACGATGGCACGTCCCCGTTGACCCGCTCCGCCACGAAGCTGGAAATGGTGGGCTTGACAGAGGCCGGAACGGTCACAGTGAACGATTTGCTGGCGCTCCCTATCACCGTACTGCCGCTGAGCGTGTATAGCGTGACGCTGGCCGTGCCGGAGGTGGCGTTGGGGATCGTGGACATCCAGTTATTTGGCACCGTAAACGATGACGATGTAGTTCCGGCGGCGATGTTCACTGTGCTCGACTGCCCGCCCATGGACCATATCGCCCGATGGGAATACGCGGAGGACGCGGGAGTGATGGTCATGGAGATGTTCGACCCGGCGGCCACAGAGGACGAACCAAGGCTGAACCCGCTGGCGTTGGGCGTATAGTCCACGTAGATGCGGGGAGCGGCGGCAGAACCGTTGGTGTTCAGGCCCTCGTATACGACACGGGAACCCGTATAGTCCGTCAGGTGCAGGTACGCTGTCCCGGATATGGCCTGAATGGCGCTGATCAGCGCCGAGGAATCCGTTAGATCCCATTGCCGCACCCGGCTGGATGTGTCGGGCTGGGTGGAACTCACCTTGACCGCCGCCGTGGTGGACGCTCCCCAGGCGTTGGACGCGGACACACCAAAATTGATGTACTGCCTGTCGCCCACGCTGGTGACCGTATTGTTCATGTACAGGATCAGGGAATTGACCTTGGCGTTTTTCAAGACGCTCAGATCAAAGCCCAGGCATCCCTTTGCCGCGCCGGAGCCAGCGCCCAGCGTGATCAGGTCGGCGTTGTAGGACGACGTACCCGATTTAGCGTAGGTCGCATAAATAGTGATTGTGCTCATGCTGCCTCCTTGGTATCATCAGTCACGCCAGACAAAACCGACACCGTCAGCCACGGAAACAAAGTCCAGGTAGCCGTTGGAAGCTGTGCCGGCCGAAAACTTTGTGGCCTCTGCGTCGGTAATGTGCAGTTTTTTATTGGAGACATAGGCGATCTCCTGACCGTTCTGAAGAAACGAGAGCCGGGTGTTGGTGAATTTGGCGGTGAACTCGCTCCCCAGCACACCAATCTCGAGGCCGTCGGCGGCGGAGAACCGGAAGTAGGACTGTGCCTCCGAAATATAATCGTTGGCCCCTCTGACCGAGTCGTCCGTGTACTGCTCCGCGGCGGTGAACTTGATGACCACATCCTCCTTGGTCTGCGTGATCTCGGACGAGAGGTCGGTCACAGTGTCGGACAGATCGTCCACTTCATCTGCGGTAGCATACCGTTCATCCGCCGTATCCAACACGTCGCTCTTGGCATCCCGCACTACAGAGTGAATGGACTCATTGCTGGACAGGTTCAGAGCCTCCCCGAAGTTCGAGGCGACCTTGTCAGTAGTGATCTCTCCGGCTTTGATCTTGTCCGCAGTCACGGCTTCCGCATCCAGCTTCGCAGTGGTGATCGCCCCGGCGGCGATATTGTTCGCCAGAATGGTCTCGCTGGCGATCTCATTGGCTGTGATGGCTCCGGCAACGATCTTGTCCGCGGTAATGGTGCGCGGGGTCAGCGTGTAGGCGTCGATGGTGTCCACCTCCGTGGATACCAGTTCGCCCATGTTGTTGATGGCAAAGACGAGGCTCTTATCCGAGCCGCTGATGATCAACCGTTCCACAGACAGTGTGCCAGCGTTGATCTTGTTGGCGGTCAGCTCGACAATTTTCGCGTCGGTGATGGAACCGTCCGCGATCTGGGCTGTCCCTACGGCACCGGCTTCTATCAGGGCCGTCGTGATCGCGCCCAGGGCGATCTTAGCGGTGTCCACAGCCAGGTTGCCGATCTTCGCGTTGGTGATAGCGCCGTCGGCGATCTTGGCAGAGGTCACGGCCAGTTCGCCGATCTTCGCCTCCGTGATTGCGGCCTGGGCGATCTTGGCCGTGTCCACGGCCAGGTTTCCGATCTTCGCCGTAGTGACCGCCAGGTCTTTTATCTTTCCTGTGTCCACGGCCAGGTCGGCGATTTTGCCGGTCGCCACAGCTAGATCGGCGATCTTCGCCGTCTGTACGGCCAGATCGGCAATTTTCGCCGCCTCCACAGACAGGTCAATGATCTGCGCCAGGCCGATGGAAGCCTGCGCCATCTTGGCCTGGGTGATGGTCGCCTGAGCGATTTTCGCTCCCGTGACGGCCAGATCGTCGATCTTGGCGGTCTCTATGGCCGCGTCCTTTATGTGGGCCGTGTCAATGGAGGCCTCTTCGATCTGAGCCGACCCTATGGCCGCGTCGGCGATCTTCGCCCGGGTGATCTGGGCGTCCTCGATCTGGGCCTCCCCAATAGCGGCCTGCCCGATTTTTGCCCGGGTTATGGCCGCGTCCTCGATGTGTGCGGTCTGGATGGCTGCCATCTGGATCTGGACAGACCCTACAGCGCCGTCCCGCAGTGCGCCGCTTCCGACGCTGTCGATGGCCAGCTTGCTACCCGAAATGATACCCGTGGGCAGCTGACGGGCGGAGATCATGTTGCCCTCTACCGTGTCCGCCGCAGTGCCCAGGGTCATACTGGTGTACTTCTTCGTCAGACAATCATAAGTGTACTGGGTCATCCGCATGGACACCCACACACCAATACGGGGCGCAATAACGCGCACGGCATCGCCTAGGTAGATGTTCTGCAGAAGCCCGTACTCCCGGTACTCCTCCGTATCAGCACAGTTGATGAAGTCCACATTGAGTGTGACCTTGGGTAGATCACATCCCGCGTCGAACTGGGCTTGAACGGCCTCCCGCATGGCCTCGTAGCACTGGGCCTTGGTTTTCTTATCGTCTCCGCTGGTGACTTCCTTGGCCTCCGAGACATCCAGATGGATCCAGCGGGGGTGGGGATAACTGTCAATGAGCGGGCTGTCGATGCTCACCTCAGGGAGGTACAGCACCTTGCCGTCCTTATCCTGGCCGGTGGGCATGATGCGGGTGGCCACGTCGGACAGATCCAGGTCGTAGGACACGCCCAGCAGATTTTTGCCCTGCCGGATCTGTACGTTGCTGTCCACGCCCACCCGCTTGACCAGGAACACATCAAACCAGTCCCGGGCAAGCTCTCCGCCGTATTTAGCAATAATGCCCTCGTCCCCCATGACAGCGTCCAGGGGGTTGACGTTGTTGAACTCCACTTCCTCCGCCGTGCTGTCCAGATCGGAGTAGAAGGTGAACGGATGCTCCGACAGACAATGAGAGGAGACGCCCTGAAACACCGTCGCACCGGTGTCGGTCGCGGCGGGTTTGTAGGTCTGGATCATGTTGTCCATCAGGTCATAGGAGATGTGCCGGGCATAGGCCGTGATCTTATCCAGCTCGGGCACCACCCGGTAGATGCGGAAAGGCTGGTCGCGGAGCTGACGGGGCTCCACAACCTCCTCCACGGCCTCCTCCACGGTCTCGCCGTCCTTATCCAGGCTCAAACCGGTGGTGTCCATATAGCCGTGTTTGCCGTCCGGCGCTGTAACCTCGTACCACTGGTCGTGCGGCTGACTGAGCACCACCACCCTGTCGTTGGTCTGGTAGACTCCGATGATGGTACTTTCAAGACTTGGGCCGATGTGCAGAATTTTCCGCTTCGACGCCTTATAGATTTGCCCAGCAGGGCTGTTGGGCACTGCGGAAGCCGTTCCAGAAGCGGAAAGACGCACCTCCGGCGTCATGGCGGCGGGCACAGGAGCGCGAAGAATACAGCCCTCTACCAGCCTCTGCCATTTTCCCTCGTCGTCAATGGGGTGCGCGAGTTGGAGCTCGTACTCCCCGTTCAGGGTCTCGGTGACCTGGGCTGTCAAGGGCGCAAGCACACCGTTTCCATTGGTGGAAAAATCAGTACAGTCGGCAGGATAAACACAGATCATTACAGATACCTCCAGTTGGGCTGAACCACGATGCTGGTCACGTTCCCCGTCCAGCTGATCGCGTTCATGCCGGGCAGGAGGATCGGAAAGTCGCCGGACATGTGCTCGTTTTGAAGCGTGGTGCCCTTGTACGCCTCCTGCAAAACGCTGTCAATGACAACACTGCCGTCAATGTCCGTAAGCTCAATGGCCGTCACACCCACCATGAGATTGATATCCCCGGAACCGGTGATCGTGAGCACTGGCTCCGAATACACACTGCCCGGATTGTTGACCGTGGCACCGGAAGTGGTGATCGTAATATCCCCCACCCCATCCTGATACCAGAACGGGTAGCACCGGAAGTTCACGGCAAAGGAACGGTGCGGATTCCCCCGCAGAATTTTTTCAAACGGGATCTGATTGGCAATCCGGGCTTTATAGTGCCCGCCTGCCCGATTGGGGAACACCACTGTGCCGGAGCCTTTGAGCCAAGCGGCAATGGCGGGGATCTGTGCCGGATCAGCGATAAAGCACTCCGCGGTGAGAATCATGTCGTCGTACACATCCCGGCCTTCCAACGTGGTCAGACTGCCGGGCCTGCCGGGCACATTGGTCTGGGTGGAGCGCTCCACGGGAATGGTCACCGGCGGCAGTTCGGACACATGAATTCCATACGTGCGACAGTCCGTGCCGTTCCAGAGAAAGTAGTCGTTCATGGGCATCCCTCCCGCAAGAAAAACGCATAATATTGAATTGGGCCTCGGCCTGCATCAAGCAAACCGAAGCCCGCGTCCATGCTGCTGGCGCTTCGTAAGCGTCGCAATCTCGGTGGCCAGAGAGCGGATGTCCGCCTGGTCTCGGATGTAGAAGGTGTTCCCGGACAGGTTCACCGTGTTCGTGTTCTGGTAGGTTTTCCGGTTGTCGTTGTTGTAGGCCACGGCGCCTTCCCTAGCCTCCCCGGTCAGATACCGGGCGGCATTGGCGATGATGCGGCCCTGCCGGACTGTTTCCTGCAGAATGCCTTCGCCGAAGCCCCGCATGGTCATGACGCCCACCTGATCCCGGAAGACCCGGGACGGGGAGTGAATGTCCAGCGTTTCCTTCGCCGCGTTCACGGCGGCCTGGGCGGCCTCCTGCATGGCGGTTACCACGCCAAACTGACCCAGTTTGATACCGGCGGCCAGGCCAGCCATGGCATTTACACCCACGCCAAACAGGGTCAGGCGATTCAGCTTGCCTTCCACAGCGCTTTTGATCTTGCCGGAAACCGTGTCAGCATCCGTGGTGGCGTCGTACTGCTTCATGCCCTGCCCGATACCCGCGGCCACGTTGTCACCAATGGGCACCATGAGCTGGGACGGGCTGTGGATCACAAGAGCCTTGTTCAGCGCGGCCTGCAGATTCTCGGCCACGGTTGTGGCGTCAGAGTCCCAGCCGGCCTCTGTCAGACCCTGGGCGATGCCCTCTCGGATGTGTGAGCCGGTGTCAGTGAGCTCCAGGCCATTGAGCAAATCCAGTATAGTCTGCAGATGGGTAACGTCCTCTTCGCTGATTTCGTCGCCGTTTTGGATGGCCGTGGCCAGTTCAGCAACGTAGGCGGACAGTTCTCCAACACGGTCCGAATCGAAATCGTTTTTCATGCTCTGATCCAGCGTACTGTGGTTGGTATATCCAAAGACGTTGTTCCAGAAGCCGCCTTCCTGATACTTTTTGATCCGTTCCAACGCGGAGGCGATCAGGTTCAGCGTCGTCACGGGCCGCATGCCCACAGCCAGACCCAGATCCGTTGTGCCGTACTGATCCACCTCAGAGATCTCCTCCCGCAGGTCTGATATGACTTCCGGGGCACCTGTCAGTTCAGGAGTGACTACCACATGGATCGTTCCGTCCTCTCCCACCACGGCCACCTGATCAGGGGTGAGCTTCGTCAATACTTCGGGCGTGACTGGCACCTCAATGCCGTCCTGCCACACTTTTACCTTCCCGTTGGCCACAAACGCTTCCCATTCTGCACTGGACAGCTCGCCCAGGCGGACGGGGATCTCCGGAGCCAGGTTCGGGTTCGCGGCGACCAGCTTTTTGTAGCCCAACAGGTCGTAGCCGGTGATCGTGACTCGCGTTTGGGGCTTGGGGACGGTCGCGCCGGAATCATCGTATCCGTCGATGGTGGCTATGAATGCTTTGAGCAGTTCATCCTTGTCACACCCCGTAGCCTCTGAGTATGCACTGACCAAGGCTTCGATCTGGTTGGGCTTCAGGTTCCTCTTGTCAACACCATCCGCTTCCAGGTATTCGTCTACCATGGCCACTACATCGTCAGGCTTCAGCATCCGGGTGGATGCGCCGCCGGAGACCTCCTCATAAGCCATGACAAAAGCCTTTATATCGTCGGGCTTCAGGAGTTCGGTATCGGCCCCGCCGTTCTGTTCCAGGTACTCAGAAATACGCGCCACGATTTCATCGGGCGTCAGGGCCGACATATCCGCCCCTGCATCGATCTCCTTGTAGGCCGCCACCAGCGCCTGCACATTGTCGGGGGTGATGTTCTCAGTGCTCAGGTTGGGAGATTTCCTGGCATACGCAGACACATAGGCAACGAGGCCCTCGGGGGTCAATTCAGCTGTGGACGCACCTTCCGGCACTTCCGTGTACTTGGCAATAAAGGCGTCCACCTTGGGCTGTTCCACAGTGGCCCGTTCCGCCTTCTTGTAGGTTGCGATCAGCGCCTCCGTAG